ATGTCTGGCCAGTTAATGTATTTTGGTTCTCCGCCCCATTCTAATATCATCATGCCTCTATCGTCGTCCCATGCGTCTGCGTAGTTGTGTGGAAATGCGTTACCAATGTAAGTGACGTTTTGTGCTGTTTGTCTTTTGTGGAAATGTCCTGAGAACACTTTTTCACAACCAGCAAAATGTTCTGTTTTGATTGTACCAACATCAGGCATATCTACCATGGCATTCATTTTGAAATACGGAAGTTCAAAATGTCCAAAAACATATTTGCATTTTAGATCCTGTACTTTTTTCCATTCTTCTTGCACAATCCAGGGAATTATTGCAACATCATTCTCGACTATCCAGTTGTTTACAATATGCACGTTGGGTATGTTTCTAATATATTCGACAGAATTAATCTCTCTCTTATCTCTGTAAAATAAATCATGATTACCATTAATGAAATAAAATTTTTCAAATGCTTTTGCCAAACGTTCTACATTTGAAACAGTGTAATTCATTGTGGAAACGTTTGTTGCGGCTCTGTGATGGTGCCAATCACCTAAGAAAATACACGTTTCACAACCGTGTGCTTTTGCTTGATCAATGAACCAATATACAAATGCCTCGCAGTCATCGTTGTGTACACGACTATTTCCTTTCAGTCCAAAGTGTATGTCTGTAAAACAAGCAACTTTTTTAAAAAACATATTCTACCATTTTTTAATTACCGGAATTTTACGTCCAGGTTTTAGTTCTATTTTTTTGTAACCCACATCGTCAAAATCATCTTTTGTTAATTCGCCTTGTTTTCTTAATTTCCTATTCAGTTTCACAATGCCGGTTTTGTTCACAGTTTTTACTTCACCGTGTGGATTTTCCATACGTTTTTTGTAACTGTATGTGTTTCTTTCATTTTCTCCTTGTCTTGTAAAACTTGGATTCATGTTATTCATTTCTAACAAATCATCTCTGATTGCTTGATTTTTCTTTTCAATGTTTAAAATTCTTGTGAAACTGTTTGTAATTGCCGCAGTATAATATGCAAAAGGATTCTCTGATTTTGATTCATCGAACTGCAAACCAATTTGTGATAATTGCATCAATGCTTGTGATTGCATTTCGTCATTATAGGTATATCCTCTCCAGTTTGCTCTTGTACCGTAACGTTCACACAATTTCATAAACATCATTGCAAGACTGTTTGTAATTTTTCCGTGTTCGCAAGAAAACGATCCATTAACCATACCACCTTGCCAATGTGATTTGCCAACACATAGTAATTTTCCTTTTTTGTCTAACCTGTAGTGTTGGAAAGGTGGAAAGTTTACCTTGCTATGATGGTCCGATTCTTGTTTTGGATTTTTTTTACGTGTGCTATCTATTGGGATATGATCATATGTCATAACTCTAAATACTAAATCTGTTTTTTCGATTTTTCTTGGTGACACAGTAAAATCTGCTAATCGTATTTTTTTCTGTCCTTCTGCTTTGGCTTTTTCCCATGCCTCTTGCGTCATCCTTTTTGCTTTGGCTTTACGTGCCTTTGCTATAGCAGGTGCATTTATTTTTTTAAGATTGGCCACTATCAGATCATATTGACTATCTTCTGGGTCCACGTATGAACAATATGTGTTTTTGCTGGCGTGTATTTGAGCCAACAGATCTCGGTTGTTTAAGTACTTCACTCTTTTCATAATTATCCTTTTATTCTATGCTAAAGTGACCACAAACAGGTCTGTTGAATCGTGTCGTATGGGGAATAAAGTGTGCCTATTATCGTGCCTATAAATATAGTTAAAGTATACAAAATTTTACAAGGAAACACAACCGGAAAATATGCTAAAAGACTTAGGTAAAATTGTTAAAAACGTGGCGGGCGGTGCAATCAACAGAACACTTGCACGTTTGACGGGCGCCGGCATTGCAACTGATTCAAGAATTGTTCAGGCAAGGGCCAAGTGGGCAGGTAGAGACAGCAAAAAAGATTGGAGAGTCAAACTCACTGTGCCTAGTGGATCTAAGTTGCACCCTTTCTTTTTTGACAACAATCCTTTGTTGGAACCATTGCGTGAATCCGGCGGAATTTTTTGGCCGTTGACACCTTCAATGGTAATACAGCATTCAGCAAACTACAATGCCATGGATCAAGTGCATAGCAATTATCCACATTATGCATATCAAAATTCACAGGTTGATCAAATGAATATTATTGGTGAATTTCCTGTGCAAAATAAAGAAGATGCAAAACATTGGGTGGCCACTATTGCATTCTTGAGAACAGCAACAAAAATGTTTTTTGGGTCTGAACAAGGCATTGATGGATTGAAAGGTAATCCACCACCAATTTTACATCTTTCAGGTTATGGAGATCACATGTTCAACAAAGTGCCAGTAATCATAAACACATTCAATGTTGAACTTAGATCTGGAATAGATTACATATCAACACAACAATCTGAAGTGTACAAACAGCAAGGTGACTTTGGAGATTTTGACTATCAGAATAATGATGCCACATGGGCACCCACTTTATCAAATATTTCTGTACTGATAACACCTATATACTCTAGAGATTCAGTTAAAAATTTCTCAATGAGTAAGTTTGTACGTGGACAGTTAAATGGAAAAGGTAGAAACGAGATAGGATTTATTTAATGGCTAGGTACTCAAATACATCACCATATTACACAACTGAAGAACTTGCTGACAGTTTAGATATTCTAAATCCAAGAACAATTACAGCGGAAGGTGATGACCAAAGTTATACAATAGAAAGAACTTACGCATACAGACCTGATCTTTTGGCCTACGACTTGTACGGCACTCCTAGATTGTGGTGGGTTTTTGCACAACGGAATCCTGATCAAATTGAAGATCCAATCTATGATTTTAAACCAGGAGTAACAATACAGTTGCCAAAAAAAGAAAACCTGCTACGTGATTTAGGAATATAAAATGGTCAAACAGGCAAACGGCACAACGTATTCAAATCCAGATCGAGAAGGAACCGTTGGTAAAGATTACGGTCCCTATAATAGAACAGTTAAAAAAGATCAATACGTTTTAGATGTTTCACATCAAAACAAATTATTTAAATTTGCAAGTTACAATAGTTTGTTTACATTGTCTGCTTTGAGTCAGAGTGAATTAGAAAACACAAAAACTTTAATCACTAGAGCACCACATGATATCGTAATTAAAAGTGGCGGAATAGGTGGTGATGGAAACCAACGTACATATAATCAGTTTAACAATCCTTTAAGTCAGGAAAATCAAAACATTTTAAACAAAAATGAAAGAATGCAAGGTGCTCTCAACAAGGCACAAAGAGAGTTCACAAGAAATCGTGATATGTATTTTAGAAATGTTGTCATGAATTCCATTCCCGGACTTAATGAAAAAAGACGTACGACATCTGTGACTCAAATTCAAATGGAAGTTGTAGAGCCTTTTGGTATCACTTTGTTGAGTAGAATACAAGCGGCCGCGGCCAACAACAATTATCTTGATCATTTAGATGCTCCTTTCTTGTTGACTATTGATTTCCAAGGGTTCGATGAACACGGAAAATTGATGCAGGAAGAAGCAAAAAATTTAAAAAGAGTGATTCCTATAAATTTAACAAATATGACAATGGATGTCACACAGGCAGGTACAGTGTATCAAATCACTGCTATACCTATTGGTGAATCAGCATACATGAACCATTATGTGTATCCTAGGACATCAGGAAGTATTGGAAGTTTTAAACAAGGCGGAAAATTTTCTTATGCCCAAATAGCCAAGGACCTTGAAGATTTATTAAACAAACAAAACAAAGATGAAAATAAAAGAGGTTTCAACGCAATACCAGACAAATATGAAATTTCGATTGATAAGTTTTTTAAACCGGACACAACGCAAATTGTTGCAGAAAATTTAAATGAAATTGGAATGACTGCAGACGGATCGATAAATGTTGCTCATAATTTCATGCAAATAAAAACATCAGACTCTATTGTAAAAATTTTAGAAGAAATAATTAAAAATCATCCTGATTTAACTGACGACAAATTTACTAAATGGAAATCAAAGGTTTCGTCTATACTTCGTTCTGTTGAGGAGAAAGGCGGTGCAGAAGCAGTATATAAAAGAGCAGTGCAAAGTGCATCCAATGATATGTATTTTGACTATTTTAGAATTAGATCAACGGTGATCCCCACAGAACAATTTGATCCTGTGAGAAAAACAAACGTTAAAAAAATCAAATATGTGGTTGAACCTTACAAAGTACACGCATACAGTTTGGCAATTCCAGGTGTGAGTACAGGACAAAACTTCAAAGATTTTGTCTTTAAAACATACAATTATATTTTTACAGGTGAAAATGTCGATGTATTGGATGTAAACATCAATTACAAAGTTGCATACTTCCAAGGTAGACTTAAAGAAACAGAGTCAGATGACACAAGGAAAAATAAAACTGCGGTGGGCACGGTAGAAAGACAGGACGGAACAATAGAAGGTGGCGGAGATCCGTATGTCGAGGACGGAAGTTTAAATTTAAGGAGTCAAGCAATTTTGGCCAAAAGTGCTGGTACAGGAAAGACAGGAACCACTTTCAAATACATTGATCAATTTATTGATTACCTAACACATCCATTGGCAGACATGGTCAACATCAGAATGGAAATACTTGGAGATCCTGCGTGGATATCTCAAAGCCAATTCATACCTGCAAATCCGGAGATATTTGATGGTGTGAGCACCGACAAGGATATAGATTACTGGCGAGGGAATCTACAGAATATATGGAACACACAATACGAATGTTACAATACAGATCTTGCAGAACCGATTGTGTTTTTGAAATTCCGTATGCCTACAGATATAGATGACAAACGTGGAATATACGAAATGCAATCAGATGATCAAGCAGAGTTCAGTGGACTTTATAGGGTGATACAAGTTGAACATAATTTTACTGATGGTCAGTATCGTTGTATTTTACAAATGACAAGATTCAATAATCAAGGAGTGTACATAAGTGCACCGGCAACATCTTATATTGCTCAAGGGGTAAATGGTATTATAGAAAAAGTTTCATCAGAGCAGTTGAAAAAATTGTTAAGTGGTAATGTGTATCAAGATAGGGTTATCAGTATTGGTAGGAAGATAAATCAATTGAAAGAACAAGCGAAAAGTTTCGTTGCAGGATTTTTTAGAAGATGAGCAAATTAAGAAATTATTTAAAAGGTGGAGCATCAACAGAGACAGCACCAGGTACAGTAAACACTTGGTCGACAGAGTCAGCAGGTCCGTTTATTGGTGTTGTCAAAAATAATATTGACAGCACGAAAATGGGAAGAATACAGGTAAACATTCCTAGTCTTACAAAAACAAATAATCCCAATGTCAGTCAATTGATAACTTGCGAATATTTGTCGCCTTTTTATGGAGCAAAGCCTGTAAAATATAACATTCCAAATTCAGATCTATATGAAGCAAGTCAGCACTCGTATGGTTTTTGGGGAGTGCCACCTGACCTAGAGACACAGGTATTGGTTATTTTTGCGGAGGGCAAAGCCAACAAGGCATTCTGGATAGGTTGTATACAAGATCCTTACACCAATCACATGGTTCCGGGTATTGCATCAAGCACAAACACAGCAGGTGAAAAAAGTGAAGGACCTGCCGGACAATATATTTCGGGCGTAAACAAACAAAAAACTTATGGTACAGATAATGTGCCGGCCGGTGAAATAAACAGATCATCAGACAATGCTTTACAAAACAATAGATACGAAAGCACTAAAAATTCAATACATCCACTTGCAGATATTTTACTTGATCAAGGTTTGATCAAAGACGACATACGTGGAACAACTACAAGTTCCGCAAGAAGAGAATCTCCTAGCCAGGTGTTTGGAATGAGCACACCTGGAAAGAAAAATACCAAGTCAACAAGACAAAAAATAGGAACCAACGATACAAACGTAACTGATTTTGTTGTTAGAGAACCCGGGCATACTTTTGTAATGGACGACGGAGATGCCAACGGCAACAACCAACTCACAAGGATAAGGACAGCATCCGGCCATCAAATTTTGATGCATGATACAAAAGGCACAGTGTATATTGCTAATGGTTCAGGCAAGGCCTGGATTGAGATGGACAAGCAAGGCAAGATTAGTATCTATTCGGACAAAGGCATTGACATAAGAGCAGATGGAGATTTCAATTTACATGCCGACAAAAATATTAATTTCCACGCCAAGCAAAAAATTAGGTTCACGGCAGAAAAGGATATTGCCATCAATGCGGAGAAATATGTGTACGTGATGGGCAACAGCGGAGTACTGAACGCCGCACAGGCCGGAAGCGTGAGGCATTTTGGTCGAGATGGCATCACCAGTTACACCAACGGACAACAGTTGCACGGTGCAAGTGGCAGGATAGACCTGGCAGGTTCACAGGTGCATTTCAACAGCGTCGGTGCTAGAAGTTCATGGGGACCAACATGGTTGAAACCCGAAAACGCAAAAATTGGAATCAAAACAAAACAAAAAGACGATATAGTGCCCGAGCAACCGATTAAAGGTGGCAAAGCAAACACAGTTAAAATTAAAACCACAATAGATGGATTCGTGACACACGAGCCATACAACAGGAAGTAAATATACAGTATGGCATACGAAACAGGATCAGGACAAAATTTAAGTAACGGATCAGTTACATTTAAGGGATTTTCATCTAGGGCCGAAAGGCAGAACTTTAAGGTTTATGATTTTGAGTGTGCCAAACAGGATCTCATGAACCGTTTGTCGATACGGAAGGGCGAAAGAGTGGAGAATCCTGAATTTGGTACAATAATATATGATGTGTTGTTTGAGCCTTTTACAGATGATTTAAAAGATCAAATTGTGGAAGACATCACTGAAAATTTGAACGCAGATCCACGTATTGCTACAGATGAAATACTTGTCAGCCAACAGGACAAGGGCATAGCCATACAGGCTACATTACGGTATGTCCCACTGGATATTACCGAAAAATTGCAGTTTCAGTTTGATGAAAATTCACTGCTACGCCTATCTTAATATACGCACTTAATTTAATATATAAATATCCATA